GACTGTGGTAGTACCAGCCACCGCAGTTGCTTGCAATGTGGTTGTCCCTGAAGTCGATCCAGAGAGGTCAATCGCATTAGGTTTTAGAGTTACTGTCGTTGACATATTTTTCCTTAAATATCTGTTGCGCCAGTGTAATCTGTATAAGTCTTCAAAACCCCATAAATCGAAGGAATCAAATCACCTTTGAGGTCTTCAATAGCAATGTAATGTGCGTTCTCTTTGATGGTCTGCATATTGCCTTGACGGGCATCTTCAGACGCATGGATAGCCACTTGTACTTGAATTTGGTCTTTTGTACCAAAGAAGTTGGTTATACGGGCGTAAGCCGTAGTGGTTGTTTGCCCAGTTGTTGGGTTTACTGCTGTTATCTTCAAAGCCATAAGTTACTCCTTAATAGGTCATTTCTGTTGTACGGATTTGCGCTACGACCCTTATTGTCGTTGATGCTTGTCCAGTGAATGTAATGGCTAGTCCACCATTTGTTGTGTCTGCCGTAGCGGTTAACGCCCATGTGCTTGCGCCAACATCTGCGTATAGAGAAGTTACTGTTGGTGTACCAACCAGAGCCGTTGTGCCTACACCAGAACCCCGTTTAATCACGCCCTCAACATACCATCCTTTAGTGTTTCCACCGCCTGTAACACCCGCTACTACCTCTCCACGGAAGTAATAAGCAGAGTTGTTGGGTAGGATTACTTGGTTTGTTCCACTTGCGGCATTTGCGTCTGAGCAAAGAACTGTTGCGGTTGCATCTGTGGTTTGTCTAGCAAGAACCAAAAGTGCAGACTGTGTAATTCCTGATGATGCTGAAATTGGTTGTGTGCAAGCAGAAAAAACATGATTTCCAGCAATATTTCTGGTATTACCATAATATCCACTACCAATAAAAGAACCAATGCCAGTTGAAAAATGTCCTACGCCAGAAACAACAGCCGTGTAATTACCACTAGCAGTATTTCCAATTCCCGCACCAACAAAAGAACTTGCACCACTTGATGTGTTGGCAGAATCACCACTTCCAAAAGTTCCACCACCACAAACAACAGCACCAACTTGAGTTGCAGTATTTGTTCTTCCACCACCAATAAATGAACCAAAAGCAGTTGCAGTATTTTTAAATCCACCCACTACTGTTGACCAATCCCCACTAGCCACATTCCTATTAGCCGCAGTACCAGCATCTCCACCACCACCGATAAATGAATATGAACCCGTGGCTTGGTTGTTTCCTCCTCCTACTACTATGCCGTGAGGGGTGTAAAAAGATAGGGTGCTTGTAGATGAACCTGATGCGGCTTGGGAAAGGGTTAAAGAAGTTCCTGAGATTGCGGCTACATAAGTTGGAGGGAAAGAATTAATACTTGTCCCAGAAATTATTTGACCCACTTTGATATTTGCATTACTACCGCTTAATGTAACGGCAGTAGTAGCGTTCATTGTTCCACTTTGAGTAGTTACTGCGGCTGATGCAGTTCCAGAATTAGCATACCCCCCACCAATAAAGTTAAAAACACCGCTAATAGAATTTGAGTATCCTGTAACAATTCCAGAATACATATTTCCAAAACCAGCGCTATTAATAATATTAGAAAGCCCGTTACCAATAATTCCATAAGTTCCTGATGCAAAATTTCCTTGCCCACCAACCACAGAACTTCCATAACCATCAACTTTGTTATTTTGCCCACCTGCAAGAACAGAATAAGTACCTGATGCTACACTTGTTGCAGATGACCTAATTGTCTGCCAATCAACAGCATTAGCACCCCTAGCATTACCACCCGTAGCAGTAGAGTCTGTTTTTTGTGCTTGTAGCGCACCAGTGCCTAATGGCTGTAAAACAAGAGGCGTATTAGTGCCACCTACTGCTTTAACTTGAGGATATGACGCATCACCAACTATTTGTATAGATGTAGTTGAACCTGTTGCCAAACTTGCCGTACCAGTTGATTCAAGTGTGGTGAATTTTCCTGTTGATGGGGAAGTAGCACCAATAGCGGGTGGGCTAGATAGGTCTAATGTTCCACCAAGGGTTAGGTTTCCGCTACTTGTAACTGTGCCTGATAGCGACAATCCATTGACAGTTCCAGTACCACCGACAGAAGTAACAGTACCCGTACCATCACCTGCCGACCAAGATAAAGCACTTCCATCAGTCTTTAAGTATTTGTTGGCATTTCCAGTTTGTGTTGGTAATACTGTACCCGCACCACCAGATGTAACAAGTTTGATTCTTTCTTGCAACTCAGGAGCAACTACCTCTCCAACATTGATCTCTTGACCAGTAGACAAGGTAATAACCAACGATCCATCAAAGTCAATCTGAGCATTGGAGACAGAAACACCATCTTTTCCATCTATCCCGTCTTTTCCATTCAGACCATCTTGCCCATTCTTACCATCTATGCCTTGTCTACCATCTGCACCCTTATCGCCCTTGTCTCCCTTGTCACCTTTCTCAGGAACAATAGACTTGGCAACCTCTAGTTGGGCAGTAACCTTGTTTTCCATCACTTTGATGGCTTCAACAATGAGGTCTACGTTGTCTTGAATAGCCGTTTCCTCTTGTTGGCGCATTGCCACCAAGGTTTCTTCCATCTTATTGATGGCATCTAACTTCTCATCAAAAGATGAGTCTGTTGACTCAATGCTTTGGATAAGTTCCTTGATATTAGCCATTCTTTAGACCATCTGTAAGTTTAGTAAGGAAGTCTTGTTTAACTTGTGACTGAGAATTGAGTTTATCAGCCATCTGTAACTCAACAATCTTAGATTTGTTCTTGATGTCAGCCTCTTTTAGCATCAGATCAGCAATCTTGACCCGTTTATCAAACTCCCTTTGGTTGGCATCAGCCTCATTGGGTAGATTCTTAGTCAAAGATGCACTCATTTTGGCTTGAACTTCTTGTGGCATCAACTGTGCCTCAGTCATTAACTTTTGAGCCTCTGCCCGATTCTGTTCTGCCTGAGTAGTGTTGACCGCAATCTGTGCTTGAGCCGCTTGCATTGCCAATTGTTGTTGCACTTGTTGCATTTGTTGCGCTTGTGGGTCAGGTTGACTCATCTTCTCCAACATAGCAATCAATTCCATCCTGTTAGATAGACTTGAATTAGCCAAAATGCCCTTCAAGATTACAGGCAAGACAGGAGTATTGGGGCCAAGTGTCTGCAACAAGCCAATAAACTGCTGTTGTTCGTACTCTCTAGCAATAATGCCTAGAGTTGCCGTAGGAATGAAGTTCATGTCCACAGAAGGATAACGCTCTGGATCGAACTGCATGAACCTGAAAGCCGCCTTCTTGATAAACGGAATCAAGAAATCCTCTTGGAAGTTCACCAAAGTGCGCTTGTACTTCTTAATGATAGAAGCGACAGCCATAGACATACCGCCTTGACCACCATCTCTAGCCACATTGCTAATCATGCCTTGGGAATCCAATGTTCCCGTTGCTTGTAACAACATACGCTCAAAGTCTTTAGCCGTAGCCAAGTTGTTGGGATCAGTTTGACCGAACTTGAAGGGGTAAAGAATCTCAGAAGGTGCGCCATTGGTAAGGATTGCCTTGCCTGGCTTTACTTCAAACTTCATTCCTCTTGGCAAACGGGTAGCGTCCATAGCAATCATGGGGCTAGTGGTCAGCGCAAGGGAGTCAAGGTGTGAGCGAGTCTGTGCGTCAATAGCCTTTTGCATATTGAACGCTTTTTCTACTGTGCCTCTGCCCAACAAACGATTAGGAACTGTGTCATCTTGATAGGTCAAGACGGGACGATCCTTCATCATGTACGGATTTGCTTCAGCCTTTAGGAGTTGACCATCATTGGCAATAACAATAATGGCTTCTACCAAGTCAGCGTATTCCTCTGCCTCAGAGTTATCTGGGAAAAGGTCAACAATCTCTTTGTTTTCTTCTAGATTCTCTAGGTATTCCCGTGGCACTAAGCCATAGTAGGTCAACAATAAGACTTTCTCATCTTGGTATTGGCTTACCTCTTGGGTAGGCTCAAGGTCAGAATCGTCACCAGAAGTGGTAATGTTTACCTTACGATAGATACCAGCCTCAATGCCTTGGACAATTTTGTGGATAGAGACATACTTCTCAATCGCCACACCCATACAGTCATTTACGCTAGTACCATTTGGGTCGAACAAAAAGTTCTTTGGGTTTACAGGAGAAATCTTGACCGCAATTCTTTCTCTCTCTAACACTCCAATAGCCGCTTGCCCCATCTGGTTAGGGATTGGCTGAGTAGAAGGAACATACTCTGTCTCAGTCAT